AAGGCAGCCGGCAACCCATCAACAGGTATCATTAGAGATCTAGCCGATGACTTTGCTCAGGCAGTCTGGGAGCTAGACAACACAAACGCAAATAACCCAGCCAAAGAAGTTAGGGTTGTTGACGCAAAAGAAACTCGCTAACAAGTTTCTTTACCCCAGCTCGGCCCCCTTCCTGAGCTGGGGTTTTTTTCTGCCTATAAACTTGTGAGTATCAGTTGAGTGTAAGCACCGCTGTGTCTGTTGAGTGTCAGCACCGCAGGAACCCCTAATCAACTAACTAACAGGAGAATCATGTCTGACTTTATCAAGTCGCAGATTGACGCTCGCAACAACCTCATCGCACAGGCAAGAGAAGTTCTTGACTTTGCTGAGGCTGAGAAGCGTGGCCTTTCTGCAGAAGAAAACCAGAAGATTGCTCGTATCGAAGCTGACATTGACTCAGCCGACACAGCGATTTCAACCGCTCGCTCAATCTCTGAGCGTGAGGCTCGTGCAACTGAGGCAGCCGCTTCATTCGCACCATCCACAGCAGCAGTAAACACTGACGCTGACATCCTTCGCTCAATCGCTATGGGTGAGATTCGTGGACACGAGTTCGCTCGTGAGAACCGCACTCTAGTTCCAAGCTCGAACACTGTTGGACAGAGCTTCTACGACCAGGTGTTTGCAATCGCCCAGCTAGTTGGCCCAATGCTAACTGTGTCTGAAGTATTCAACACAGCCTCTGGTGAGAACCTAGTTATCCCAACTGTGACTGCAACCTCTACATCTGGTTCAGTAGCAGCAGGTTCAGCTATCTCTGAGAGCAACCCAACCTTTGCTTCAATCACACTAGGAGCTGAGAAATACGGAGCTTTGTGCCAAATCGCACAAGAACTAGTGAGCGATGCAGGGTTCAACATTACAAACTACATTGCACAGCAGCTTGGAACTTCACTTGGTCTAAAGGTCAACGATGTTCTAACCACAAAGCTATCTGCTGCTGCTGGATCAGTAGTTCGTGGAACCGCTACCAACTTCGCTGCTTCATACGAGGACTTGATTGACCTTGTTTACGGCATCGCTGATGGTGCTCGTGTTCTACCTGGACTTGGTTTCCAGATGAGCAAGACCGGTATTGCAGCCGCTCGTAAGCTAAAGGATGAGTCAGGTGCTTACATCTGGACCGACAACGCAGTTGTTGGACAGCCAGCAACCTTGCTTGGCTACCCAGTGTACGAGAACCCAAATGTTGCTGCTGTTGGAACTGCTGCTAAGTCAGTATTGTTCGGACACCTACCATCATTCAAGGTTCGTGTAGCTGGCGGAGTTCGGGTTGACCAGTCTGCTGACTACGCATTCAACACAGACACTGTGACTTACAGAGGTCTGATGCGTGTTGACGGCGGATTGACAATTTCTAGCCACATTGGTTTCTACCAGGGCAAGTAATCCGTAGCTAAATAAGCTGACAAGCCCCAAGCGTGTAGGTTCGCTTGGGGCTTGTCTTTTGCTAGGATTGTGGCAACAAAGGGAGAAACCTACATGAGCAAGACCAAAAGAAAACTAAAGGGCACTGTATCTGTCTTTAGCAATTCGCCAGGACAGCCAACCGGATACGGCCAAGCCACCGATGCCCTAGTCAAACTTCTAAAGCGTGATGGTGCCAATGTTGCATCTCTGTCTAACTATGGACATGAGGGCATCAACACGATCTACCACACCGAGTACGGCGAGATTCCAATCTATGCCAGAGGCTCAGAAGCCTACTCAAACGATGTGACCCCAGCACATCACAAGCATTGGAAAGCCCTAAACGCTGACCAGCCTGATCTAATGATTACCCTTTACGATGTCTGGGTTCTAAACGCTAAAGGCTTTGACACAATCCCTATTGCAAGCTGGACACCTGTTGACCACAATCCAATTCCACCAGGAGTCTTGAAGTGGCTACAAAAGGAAAATGTGACCCCACTTGCCATGAGCAAGTTTGGGCTAGAGCAGATAAACAAGGCAGGTGTTGAGGGCCACTACATCCCTCACAGCATTGACACCAAGGTATTCAAATACACAGACAAGATTGACGGCTTGCCAGTTGACAAATACATGGGCTTTGAGAATGGTCGCTTTGTAGTAGGTATGAATGCTGCTAACAAGGCATCAGGCATATTGCACCGTAAGGCTTACTCAGAGAACATGATGGCCTTTGCTATGTTCGCTCGCAAGCACCCTGATGCGATGCTTTACATTCACGCAGACGCAAGCTCACCTCATGGCTGGAACCTTATGGCACTTGGCCAGTTGCTAGGTATCCCAGTAGATAACATGACTTTCCCTGACCCACTCGCTTACCGATACGGAATGCCACAATCTACCCTTGCAGGAATCTACTCAAGCTGGGATGTGATGCTGGCTACAAGCTACGGCGAGGGCTTTGGTATTCCAACAGTCGAGGCACAAGCTTGTGGCGTGCCTGTTATTGTCAGCAAGTTTGCCGCTAGTCCTGAGCTTGTTGGCGATGGTTGGGCAATCAACGGCCAGCCACTCTACGATCCAGCACAGCACTCATTCTGGACAATCCCTTCGGTGCCAGAGATAGTAGAAGCACTAGAACAGGCCTATGCCAAGGGCAAGGTCAAGTCAGCTAAGGCTGTTGAGTTTGCTCAAAAGTTTGACCATGAGAAGGTCTGGCAAGAGAACTGGATGCCGGTGCTAAAGAAACTACTAAAGTGATTGCCTGGTTATCTCACCACCTACCAGACCCAGATGGCAAGCTAATCGGTGGGGCAGAGATGACCGACCAAACCCTGCTGACTGATGCTCCTACTGATTACACAATCATCACCCCAAACAACTGGAAGCAAGCTCTAGAATTCGACAAGATAGTCATAACCGGCACAGACCTACTTAGCCCTTATGCCATGACACAGCTTGCTAGGCGAAAGCCTGTTGTTGCTGTCCATCACTTGCAAACAAGAACTGAGGAAAGACAACAACTACTTAGCTCTGCCTCTACCCTTATCTGCCGGACACCTAGACACCTAGAGCTAGAGCTTCAATGGACAAAGCCAAAGTCAAGCACCTGGGTCACTGCACCGCTAGACATCACAGAGATAAGTCAAAAGCCAAAAGAGTCCTTTGCTTTATGGGCTGCAAGGATGCACCCTCAAAAGGGTCCAGTTGAGGCTCAGGTTTGGGCAGATCAACAGGGCTTATCGCTAGTAATGATGAATGACAAGCCAAGGGCCGAGGTGCTAGAAACCATGAGCCGAGCCAAACACTTTGTATTTTTACCCAACGGCTTTGATGCCGAGCCGAGGGCTGTCATCGAGGCAGTCCTGTCAGATTGCCAGGTACACACTAACGAGCTGGCTGGCATTACATCGGTACCTAACTGGCGTGACCCCCAAGTATTGAGAGAGCTTGTCATTGGTTCCAAGGCTAAGTTTTGGGATAGAGTTTTAGCATGATTGCAGTCCTAATACCAACACTAAACAGACCCCACAGAGTTGCCGAGATAGTTGCCAACCTCAAAGACACAGCACCAGAGGCAGTGCCTTACTTCATCATCGAGGAACATGACAAAGCTACCGCTGAGGCTATTGAAGCCATTGGCACTAATAAAGTCATAAACAAAAGAGCTGCATCTTATGCAGGGGCAATCAACACGGCAATAAAAGAAACTAAAGAGCCTTACATCCTTATGGCAGCAGATGACTTGCTATTCAAGCAGGGCTGGGCAGAACCGATACTGCAGCTTGCTAAAGACTTTGGCTTTGTCGGCACTAACGATTTACACAACCCTGATGTGCTTAGAGGCACCCACGCAACTCACTACCTAATCACTAGAGAGTATGCCGAGCTGGGTTCAATAGATGACCCTGATGTAGTGCTGTACGAGGGCTACATTCACAACTACACAGACACCGAGGCTGTTGCTACAGCAAAGTTTCGAGGCCAGTGGACCCCTTGCCTAGAGTCAGTGATTGAGCACTTACATTGGGTCTGGGGATTAGCTACACAAGACGCTACCTACCAAAAGGGCACAACTACTGTTAGCCAGGATGAGCAAACTTTCAACAGTCGGGCACACCTCTGGACTCACCCAGAAGCCTAAAAAGCGTACGCCTTCGGGCAGTAGAATAGGACAATCATGGCAATCACAAACGGCTACGCCTCACTTTCAGAAGTCAAGGCGGCATTACGCATCCAAGATTCACTCGATGATAGTTTGTTAGAAACAGCCATCGAGTCTGCCTCAAGACTGATTGACGGCTTTACAGCTAGAAGCTTCTCTAATGCTGGAACCGCTGTACGCAACTTTGCTGCTACAGATGCCATCAACCTAATCATTGACGATGCAATCAGCGTCACCAAAGTTGAGTCAACCGATGAGATTGGCGACACTTACACAGAGTGGAAAGTCACTGACTACCAGCTTGAGCCGGTAAACAGCAGAGCCGATGGACTCTACTACCCATACACAGGAATTAGGGCTATCAACGATTACACATGGCCAGTTGTTGACTACCAGGCACTTGTCAAGATCACCGCAACTTGGGGCTGGGCATCTGTGCCTACCGCTGTAAAGCAAGCTTGCATCATTCAGTCATCTAGGATTTTCAAGCGTCTTGACTCACCTCTCGGTGTTGCCGGCTTTGGTGACATGGGTGCCATCCGAGTTGGCCGCTACCTTGACCCAGATGTTGAGCAACTACTAATGCCTTACAGAATCATGAGGAACTTCGGCTAATGAGCGTCAGCCTAATAAGGCAGGGTCTAGCCAAGAATCTTGGAACCATACCTGGACTGAGAACTGCTGCTGAGGTTCCTGATCTACCAAACCCACCTATTGCCATTGTTGCCCTAAACTCTGTCACCTACGACAGAGCCTACGCAAATGGCATGACCAGCTACTCATTTACCATTACTGTCATTGTTGGGCGAGCTGCCGAAAGAGAAGCTCAAAGAACCCTTGACACCTACATTTCTACTGGGGACAAGAGTGTCAAGTTTGCAGTAGAATCAGATAAGACTCTCGGTGGTAATGCCTACGATTGCCGAGTAGTGTCAATGGACTCAGTTGGTTCATTGAACATCAGCGACACCACATACCTGGCTGCTGACTTTACAGTCACAGTCATAGCAAACTAGGAGAAACAACATGGCAAAGTTTTACGCACAAGACTACAAGATCACAGTTGGCACAGCCAACCTAAGCGAGGACATCGCTTCTGTGACTCTTGACATCACCTCAGACGAGGTAGAAACCACAGCATTTGGTTCAACTTACCGCACCCGAATCGGTGGACTAAAGGATGCATCTGTATCCCTAGACTTCCACCAGGACTTCGGAGCAGGCTCAGTTGACTCGCTACTATTCCCACTTATGGGTTCAACAGTTGCTGTAAAGATTGCACCTACATCAGGCTCAGTCACCGCAACCAACCCTGAGTACCGCTTCACAGCTCTAGTCACCCAGTACCAGCCATTTGCCGGTGCCGTTGGTGACCTAGCTACTCTCTCTGTGACTTGGCCAGTATCTGGCGAGGTTGTCAGAGGAACCGCAGCCTAGTAAGCTAAGAGCATGAAAATAAACCTACAAGTAGAGTTCAGCGACAAGCCTGGTGAAACTAAAGATGTCACCTGCCTAGCATCCGACATGGTGAAGTTTGAAAGCAACTTCAACATCTCCATTGCGAATCTAGACAAAGACCTCAAAATCACTCACCTGCTTTTCCTAGCTTGGGCAAGTGAAACACGCACAAAGGCAACTGCTAAAACTTTCGATGAGTGGATTGACGGAGTTCTCTCCGTATCGGCCTCTGACGACCCAAAAGCATAAAGGGTCTAGGGGATCAGTCAGCTCATTGGTTTATAGCATCTCTGGCAGTCGAAACTGGCATAAGCCCCAGAGAGTTGTTAGAACTCGATGAACGAATGCTCTGGACAATCAGCAGGTATTTGATTTTCAAGAATCAAAGCCGAAGCTCTAAAAGATAACCCCCCCAAAAGGGGGTTTTTCTTTTGGGTAGAATTAGACAAGTAATCTATCTAGGAGTCCTGTGGCTACAACAACAATACGCATTGAAGGTGTCAAGGAAACCTTGCAACTTCTAGATGCTGTACAGCCAGGTAGCATCAGGGAACTTCGCAAAGACATCAAGCGTATCGCCGAGCCAGCAGTGACAGCCATTAGAGCTAACCTGCCAAGGACCGCACCGCTATCGGGCATGAATCACTATGGCCGTACTCGCTTTGCCGGTGCACTTGTAAAGGCCAACCTAGATCTAAGACAGCACAGACTAAGCAACTCACACTCGCTAGTAAGGATTGAGGTCATCTCACCTGGGGATGCTGCTGGTCTTGAGATTGCTGACATGGCTGGTAGACGCACAATGATGCATGGTCCACGCTTGCCTTACGAATACAAAGGCATTGGTCGCAGAGGTGGCTCAGGCAGACAAAGCCCAACCAAGTCAAGGCCAGTTGTAAGGCGTGGCAACAGTCGCCAGTTCCAGTACCGCATAAACGGACAGGGTAAGGGCATGACCGATAACTTAGGTGGAGTGCCTTCTCGCTACATCTATCCAGCCCTAGCTGGCAAGGTAGATGGCATTGCTGCTGACATGCTAAGAACCCTTGATGCTTATGCTGCAAAAATCAACCAGAAACTAAAGGTTCGCTAATGGCAATTAGAATCCCCATCCTTACCAGCTTTGATCCTAAAGGCCTCAAGCAAGCTAACGCTAGTTTTGCAACTCTACAGTCCTCTGTCAGCTCATTAGGCAGAAACTTTGCTACTGCCGGTATAGCTATCGGTGCTATTGGTGCTGGTCTAGCCAAGACTGTCCAGACAGCATCGAGCTATGCCGAGTCTGTAAACGCTGTCAATGTTGCTTTTGGCAAGTCAGCTCAAGGCATTATTGACTTTGGAAAGACAGCCGCAACAACCCTTGGTGTATCACAGGTTGACTTCAACAACGCAGCAGTTAGGTTCTCAGCCTTTGCCGAGCGTATCGTTGGAGCTGGTGGCGATGCCTCAAAGTTTATTGCTGAGATCTCTACTCGTGCCAGCGACTTTGCATCTGTTTTCAACATAGATGTTTCAGAGGCTTTGCAGGTCTTTCAGTCTGGTCTTGCAGGTGAGGCAGAACCTCTAAAGCGTTTTGGTATCAACCTGCTTGACTCTGAGGTCAAAGCCTATGCAGCGGCTAATGGCATTGGTGCAATCGGCAAAGAACTGACTGAAACAGAAAAGGTCCAAGCTCGTTATGGCTTGCTTCTGCAAGCAACAAGCAAGACACAGGGTGATTTTGCTAACACCTCTGACGGACTTGCCAACCAGCTAAGAATCCTAAAGGCCGAGGTCAGCAACACACAGATTGAAATTGGAAACCAACTGTTGCCTGTTATGGCAGAGCTGTTGCCAATAGTTAGAGATCTGGTAAGTGAGCTAGGCACTCAGCTAGTTGCTGCTGTAAAGGCTGTTGACTGGAAAGGCCTGACAACAGACCTGATGAACAGCATAAAGTTCTTTGTTGACAACGCCACTGCCATAGCCAATCTTACAATCGCAATCTTTGCCATAAATACGGCCTACAAAACTTTTGCTGTTCTTAGTGGTATTGCCACAGTTGCTACCAAGCTCTATACCTGGTCAGTTGCTCAAGCTACTGCTGGTACAAAACTAGCCACAACAGCAACAACACTATTTTCGGCAGCCCTAAGACTAATCCCTATTGTTGCCATCATCTCTGGTCTTGCACTTCTAGTTGCAGCCTTTACAAACACAAACACTTGGGCTGGAAAGTCAGCCTCTGGAGTCGCAACCTTTGCTGGCAAATTAGAGTACGCAGGTGGCAAGGCTGCTGTGCTAAAAACACAGCTAGATAAGATACCTAAAGAGGTCACCACTACCTACACATTTAAGACTCAGACTGCTGGACAAGTAGCAAGTTCTTTTGGTGGCACTGCTTTTGATGCTCAAACGCAGATGTTCAAGGCTACTCAGATTACCCCAACCCCAACCCCTAAAACAACTGGTGGTGGGTCATCAGCATCCTCACCACTAGGGCAACTGATTGCTGACTCTAAGAAAAACGAAGCCGCAATAAAACAAACTAGCAAACTGGAGAGAGCTGGACTTAGTAAACAAGTTGCTCAATGGGTCACTAGCGTAAGTAAGCCTGTAGTTGCTGCTAGAGAAGCCATCAAGAGAATTAGCAACAACGGACAAAAGGCAATCAACAACCTGACCAAGGCTTACAACAATTCTGCCGCTGGACAAGCCGCCGCTGCCGCTGCCGCTGCATCCTCAATTACCGAAAGCTTTGAAGTTGCCTACGATGACACAAAGGATAAAGAGGCTGCTGCCCTAGCCGAGCGTGAGCGTGTATTCCAGTCATTTGCTGACTCAGTAAAAGCTACTTTTGCAGGAATGAAAAACGGCATTATCAACGCCTTTGACCTTACTGAGCTAGGTGGATCAAGCAACGCCATCACTCGAAACATGGAGAAACTACTTGTTCGACTAAGAGCCTTTGCAGACAATGTAAAGAACCTAGCTAGCATGGGGCTAAACCCAGCCTTGCTACAACAGGTCATCTCTGCCGGACCTATGGGTGGTGCCAGACTAGCTGAAGCACTTGTCATGGGTGGTGCTAGTGGGCTATCTGCCCTCAACGCTGGCTACTCAGAGTTTGGTGCCCTATCAGGCCAGATTGCCCAAACAGGCACAGAGAGCCTATTCAACAGGGAAGCACAGCAGACTGTTTACAACATAAATGTTGACGGAGGTGTTGGCTCAGGCTCAACTATTGGTAAGGCTATCGTTGACGCAATCAAGGCCTACGAGCGTACCTCTGGTGCTGTCTGGCAGGGTGCATAGTGGCAGCCCCATCAGTCAAAGTTGAGCTAGGTCTTGACCTTGGCCAGCGTGACCCTTTTGCCTTTGTGCTTGATGACCCAATCAGGGGTGTCCTAGACAACACAAGCTTTACCCTTGGTGGCGAGCGACTGTTTGACATCACCCCACGCCTAGTCACTACAACTGTCAGGCGAGGCAAGAACAATGCCCTAGATCGTATTGACGCAGGTATTGTCACAATCGTTGTTGACAACTCAGACAGAGAGTTTGATCCCCTTTATGAGAACGGCCCTTACTTTGGTCAGCTTGTACCTAGACGCTCGGTGAGGGTATCGGCCAATGACCTACCTGTCTTTGTTGGCTTTATTGACGACTTTGACATTCAGTACGAACCAGGCAAGCAGTCTGTTGTCCAGATACAGGTGTCAGATGCCTTCTCTGTTTTGGCTAACTCAGGGCTTGAGGAGTTCACCCCCGACTCAGAGCTATCGGGTGCTCGAATCAACACAGTCCTAGACAGACCGGAAGTTGACTGGCCAGAGGAACTTAGGGACATTGACCCTGGCAACTCTGTAATGCTTGACACCGATGTGGCTGAGGGCACAGGAACCCTTGAGTATCTACAGCTTGTATCTGACTCTGAGTTTGGTACTTTGTTTCTGGCAAAAGACGGCAAGATTTCTTATCGAGAAAGAAACGCTGTCCCCAATGTGCCTGACATCGTATTCAGCGATGAGATAGTTGCTGGCGAATACACAGGCATCCAGTTTGCCGATGTCAACATTGTTTACGGATCAGAGAACCTTTACAACCGAATTACCCTTGAGAACGCTGACCTTATCCCTGAGCAAGCCTTTGCCGAGGATTCTGACTCACAAGCCCTCTATGGCCCACGAAGCCTCTCCCAAACTGGCTTGCTTATCCAAGACCCATCTCAGCTAGAGTTCCTTGCAGAGTTCCTGCTTGCCAGGTACAAAGAGCCTCAGTACCGCTTTGAAACTGTGACAGTAGTAATGGACACGCTGACTACAGAGAACCAAGACAAGGTGCTAGATCTTGAGATTGGCGACATTGTGCTGGTCAGGTTTGAGCCTTCCGACATCCCACCTGCCATTGAGCAGTATTGCCGGATTATCGGTATCAACCATGACTGGAACCCCAACAACAAGAACATCAGCTTTAGCCTAGAACGCCTTGACTTTGCCATCTTTATTCTTGATGACGCTGTGCTGGGCCAGCTAGACAATGACCGCCTTGCCTACGAGTAGTAAACTAAACAACAAGACCAAAGGAAAACAATGCCAAGAAAAACCTTTACCGCTGGTGAAGTCCTAGCTGCTGCTGATGTGAACTTATACCTCAGCAATGAGGTGACACTAACAGCCTCTACCGCTACCACTTACACAGTGCTGACCTCTGACCGCTACAAGATCCTAGAGTTTGACTCTGCCTCTAACACCACAGTCAGCATCGGAACTGCCACAGCTTTCCAGGCTGGCGAGCGTGTTGACATCTTGCAGGATGGTGCCGGAACTGTCACGATCCAGCGTGACGGCACAGTCGTATCTTTGGCTGGTCGAGGAACCGCTGGAACCGCTTACCGCATTGGTCAGCGTTATGACGCTGTTTCTGTTGTCTGTGTGGGTACTAACTCATACAGGGTGATTGGGAACGCGACAGCCGTCTAATGACTCTCTCAGCGTTAGGTATTTTTAGTGCTGCTGGGGCTGGTGGGGTAGTCGCTGGAGATTACGAGCTAATCTCCACAACTACTTTAGGGACAGCCACTTCCTCTATTACTTTCAGCAACTTAGGGGATTACTCATCTACCTACAAGCACTTACAAGTTCGCTTGGTTGCCCAATCAACACAAGCAGGAACTGGCTCAAATGGACAAATAGCAATCATTGGACTAAACGCTCTTTCAATGACAAAAAACCACTATCTTTACGGAAATGGTTCAAGTGTTTCTAGCGGAGTTGGAGGAGCTAATGGATTTTTAGTCAATCTTGTACGCTCTGGTTCAACAAATGTATTTAGTGCTTCAGTCGTAGACATTTTGGATGCCTACAGCACTACAAAAAATAAGACAGTTCGCTGGTTGGGTGGGTATTCTAGTGAGATTGCCCTAGGTTCTAATCTCTGGGAGAATACATCATCTATCACGAGCATAGCAATAAGTACGAGTGCCGATAATTTTTCAATAGGCTCCCGATTCAGCTTGTATGGAATCCGTGGCTAACAAGAAAGAATGAGAAAATAAATTGCCAACACCTACTTATACACCTCTGGCTACTGTGACTCTAGGTACAGCCGTTAGCTCTGTTACCTTTTCTTCTATTCCAGCAACTTACCGAGATTTGATTGCTGTTTACAACGGAACAGCAGCGACAGCCGGAGATTTATACATGACCCTAAACGCCGACTCTAGCAATTACAGCATGGTTCGCATGCTCGGTTCGACTACTGTGACATCTGTAGCGGAATCAACTAGAGAAATTGGTTTGGCAAGAACTGGGGAAACATCACTAATCGTTCAGATTATGGACTACTCTGCCACCGACAAACACAAAACAACACTCTCAAGAAGTAATGGCCCAGTTGCCACTTCTGTTGTCGCTGCCTACGCTTCAAGATACGCAAGCACCTCAGCGATTACAAGTGTCGGGTTCAGTATCAACGGCGGACATAACTTTGCTATTGGCTCAACTTTCTCACTTTACGGAGTAATCGCCTAATGAAACTTATTGAATCTAAAACTCTAGGTACTGCTGCTGCCTCTATTGAGTTCACCTCAATACCGCAGGATGGGACTGACTTAGTGGCAGTTCTATCTTTGCGAGCAACTTCGACCAACAGCACATACAGAACTTATGGTGTCCTACTATCTCTCAATAGCTCTACAACTGGATTTACCGCTAGAGCTTTAGATGGCTCTGGTTCATCTGCTAGCACCTTTACTGAAACTAGATTTATGGGTCGTATGCCAGATAACGCTGTGACCGCTAACACCTTTGGCAACATTCAGATTTACTTTCCAAACTATGCTGGTTCAACAAATAAGTCTTACAGCGTGGACTCGGTGACTGAGAACAATGAAACAGTTGCCTATCAGACTATTCTTGCTGGCCTCTGGTCAAATACTGCTGCTATCACTACTGCCACCTTTACAGCCGAATCAGGAAACTTTGCTATTGGCTCAACTATCTCTCTTTACAAAATCACCAAAGGCTCTGACGGAATCGTAACAACAAGCTAACAAGAAAGAAAAGAAAATGACAGAAGTAATTACAAAGCTAGTAGTGGACTGCTCAACAGGCGAAGCAACAACAGTACCTCTAACAGCCGAGGAACTAGCACAGCGAGAAACTGACCGCCTAGCTTACGAAGCTCAGGAAGCGACACGCCTAGCTGCCGAGGAAGCAAAAGAAGCAGCGAAAGCCTCTGCTAATGCCAAGCTAAAGGCTCTGGGTCTGACTGACTCT